GCGTCTCTCTTTGAGAACTCGGCAGAATTCGGCAACCCCGGATTCTGCTGCATATCATTGAAGATACATTGTGTCTTGATCGGTGCTGATGGGTGCCTCACTCGTCAACCCCCCCACCGCAGGATGGGCCCAAAATGGGTCCTGCCGTATACCCCCTGTATACGTTACTGCGTGTGAGTCTGACGAGCTTACACGTAGAGTTAAGGGCATTAGGTGCTAGCTCCCACCCCTTGGGAGACTTCGCACACCGTACCCTATCCCTCCCGGACACATACCTTCCTATGAGGAGAGGTTTGTTTGCAGTGAGTGCTCTGCCCTTGGTAGAACCTTGAGGATTAAGGACCCTCATCAGTATACCTACGTAAGTAGATAGATAGCAACGGATTAGTTACCCGTTGTTACCCTACATGGGCCAACACTTGGGCTACAAGCTAGCTCCCCCCAGGGAGAGAGGGTGTGTCTAGGAGAGCGGAGTTAGAGGAGCGTTGACCCTCCTTCGGGATGGCAGCTAGGCAAGGAAACGGAATCAGTGTTACACTGTGAAAGTGTTCCAAAGAAACCGGCCTGCCTAGGCGACCTGTCCCTCCTTATGTTAAATAAGGATAAAGGAGAAAGGGTTTCCAATTGTCACACCCTATTGAGTAGTAATTCTTGCCAATGAATAAATTTTCACTTATTTCATCGGCAATTCATACATCCTCAATTCTCTTACAAAGACCAGATCATCGTCTTTACAAAGACCTTGACTGGGACAGAGTAGAGAGCGGGGAGTATGCAATTGTCGATCCCTTGGATCCTAACGCAATACTCTACCTCCCGGAAAGGGATTATATCATACAGACCAGAGTGTCTCAAACTCAAGGGAACAAGCCAGTTATACTGGCCACTCCCCGAGATAAGAGACCTGCCTCCGTATCGGTCGATACACCTACCATTGCACTCGAGCCCACTGAGGAATCAGTGAAGCCTGAGGTCAGTGATAAGGGTACCGATTCGAAATCGGAAAACACTCCAGCTCTAGATACTCCTTCCTCAACAACTCAGACCCAAAATTCCCCCACGTTCACTGGCAAGAAGGATCTCCGTTGGCGATTGTCAAGGCTTTTCAAAAATCCTTTTCATTTCGTCAAAAGAGTCCAAACCCGCTCAGTGCACGGGATGGTAATTGAGAATCAGGTGGTTGTGGAATTAGAAACCCTAGTTCCGCTCTTCCGTGTGTGGGCTTACTACCTACACCGGCGGATAGTTGGGCTTAGTTCTGACCGAACATTACAGAACAATGTTCTGATATTCGTTCGAAAACTGTACCACTCATATCGTCACCACGGGATAAACGCGCTCATACTCAGGTTAAAGGTCTCCCTTTTTGCAATCAACAGCTTCATCGCTGGGGAAAGCTTAAAGTCGACCGATAAACTGGGATATCGAATTCGTTTATCCAATGGGTTACCGAGTATGCTACCGCTGCCATTGCGACAGTCCATCCGCAATCGTAGTTCGACTACAATAGTCATTTGGGGTTCTCTCTTGTACGTCTATCGTGCAATGTCTGGTAAACACAGTATGCCAAACCTGGCTGCTGTTGTTAAACCTTTCACTGTCACGCCAGAGTATGAGGATCACCTCAGTAAATTAGGGGACTTCGTCCCTTACTTTACACAATGGCTATTGGAGTCGGCTAAGATTGACCTCAATTGGATTCAAAAGAACATCTGCCCCGCAGAGTTCGTTTTCTCGTCGTCAGCCGGTCCTAATGCATCATGGAGTCTTATCTCCGCCCCGCTAGACACCCTTTACTGGGTGCTAAACGGTTGGAAGGGCTCCGTGCTGCATCAGTACATGCTGGCGATCAAGTCGACTCAACTGCTTGGTCAGTTGGACACCAACCAGTTTTCCGATATAGCGACCAAGCTAATCGAAAAGCTGATTGGGCCAGTTAGTTGGAATTCAATTGAGGAAGCGGATGAGTCCAGTCTCTGTAAGGTCCGTGATGCACTATCACGCGGCGTAGATCACTTAGGGAATAAATTACCTAAGTCTCTACGTCGTGATGCTTCTGACATTGAATGCGGTCGCCTTCATGCATTGAAGGAACCCGCAGGCAAGGTCAGAATCATCGCGATAGTGGACATATGGACTCAGACCTTCCTAAGGCCGCTCCATGATATCTTCTTTAAGATACTTAAGGCCCTCCCTGCTGATGCAACCTTCGATCAACAGGGGGGAGTCACGTCCTTCGCTAAAGAAGGTCATAGAGAAATCTTCTCTTATGATCTTACTGCAGCGACTGACACGATACCTTATGTACTTTACGGAAAATTCCTGGAGGGGATCCTTGGTAAGGATATTACAGAAGCGTGGCTAGCCCTGCTTCGAAGCAGAGATTGGTTGACACCTTTGTGGGACTACGATCGAGTCGATCGCAGGACCGGAAAGGTGAAGACCTTCAGCAAACACATTAAAATCGCCGGTAAGCATACCGTGAGGTATGGAACTGGGCAACCGATGG